TAATTTTTGATACATAGGTATTAATTCTTGTTTTGATTGTGCTGCTACTGTCCAATCTAATGAAACTGTTCGGCCAAACCCACTAAAATTATAAAAGTCTTCAGATCTTCCCATAAACTTTTGAGCTGACCATTCTGAGGTGTATGAATCACTTAAACCATTAATAAAAGCTCTAAAGTGAATAAAAGTTTTTTCGTTTGGGTTTTTATTATCTATTACCCCTATTCTAAATTTAACTAAATCGTTTTTAGTATTATCAGATGTTACCCCTGTTGATCTATATAAAGGGTAAGCGTTAATTTTATCTACGGCATTTAAATACCCTGAATTATTAGATACTGAACCTGAAATTGGTGTGTTAATATCCCTTTTACCTATAGTATAACTTGATAAATTTCCCCTTTTAGCAGGGTTACCTAAATTTACTCTTTGTTCTATTTGTTTTCCTGGTGTCCAAGCTAAGGTAGCAGGTCTTGTTTGACTAGTACCTAAGGTTTGTTGAAAATTAGGATTTGTTAATGGTGTACCACCCTTACTATTTGGTACTCTTGGGGAATTATTTTGTATGTTGATGTTAAGTTGAGCACCCCCAAATAATGAAGGAATTTTAAAAGGAACTACAAACGGGTCACCTGATACGTTAAATAATTCATTATAAGATAATGCTGCTTTTTGAACGCTATTACTAATACCACTACCGTAAAAATTTACATCATCGGACTTAAATGTGGTTCTATTAGTAATAGGGATTCGTGTTTTACCTACACCTAAAATTGAACCTGGTCCTCCAGAATATGTTAATAAGTTTTGTGCATCCGGAGATGCTACATTTCCTATTTTGGTATCTAGTAAATTTGTTAATCTGCTTCTTGTTACTCCATCAGGAGATATAGTACGTAGATAAGTTGGGAATGCTAAAGGTCGGTTTCTAGCTGAGGCAAATCCGAAGTTCTTAGGACCGTTTGGGTTTAGATTATCAAATGGGTTATAACCTTGTTTTGGGACGTGCATCCCAATTGCGTTAGTACCAGCTTGAATAATTGCTTCTAATGGAGTATAAACTCCTTGATTCATTATTAATCTTGCAGGGTCTGCAAATCCTGCTTCACCATTAACGTTAGTTAAGGATAATACGTTTTGTTTTGCAATAAATAGTGGTCCTGCTGGTGATTTGAAATCAAAAAACATTTGTGCTAATCGAGACACATCATCACCTATTCTTCTAGGCAGTAATGTTCCCCCGCGTAGTAAGAAATCAGGTCCTCCTGTTCTTCCTATATCGTCAAGACTTTCAGGTATTGACTTAGTTACATACGGTTGATTACTATTCCCACCACCTAATGTATCTTTGCCATACCTTAAAGATTTAAGGTTTGTTGTCAAGTTGACTAATGGCATAGTGTTTTATCCTGGTAAATTGTTCAAATATTTATCTTGTGGTGTAACTGCTCTTTCTAACGTTGATGGTAAAGGCAAAACTCCGTTTTCGGGTGTTACTGAACTTGCATTAGGATCTCCGATTGTAGAGTATTCCTGATGTAGTGTAGACTGTTGAAAGTTAGGAGTGCTTGGTGTTGTACCATTTAAACCTGTTAGTTGAGATTTACCTGATGTTAATTTATTTAATAGGCCCATAATTTTTTTTTAATATTAATTAGTTAATTTATTATAAATATTGAAATTTAATTTTTATTACGATTTGGATACATTATATAGCCCAATAGGCTTTAATTTCTTTTGTTGTTTAGCGGATGTTGCTGTTGATTTTGCTATTGATGATAATGCTGATGCCATTTCTGTCATACCTTTAGAAGATCCACCTCCACTATTTGTCCCTACATTAGGAGAAGCCATTATACTATCACCCGGTGTCGTTGTAGCCATAGCCCCATAACTATCTGTAATAGTAAATGGACCTTTACTTGAAGGTGCAATACCATCTTGTACTTTTTGGCTTTTAATAAAACCAACACCACCAGCAATTGCTGCTAAGGCTAGTACAGGTCCTGCAAATGGGATAGCACCTAAAGCTGCCCAAGCACCTCTAATTACAGACATAATAGCTCCAAAAATTAATTGGGCATTCATGGCTGCAACTGCTAGTGTTACTATTCCTAATACCGGAGCCATTGCCTTAAGCCCTTCAACTATATATCCTATTGTAGTTGCAATGCCACTAAATACTGGGGCTAATATTGTTACTACAGGGTCAATTATTTGTAAAATAGTATCAGCTATGGCCATAAAGGAATCTTTAATTTTACCCATAGTAGCATCCATTCTTTCAGATACTGAAGCTTGAGCTTCCATATTTTCTAAACTACCATCTGCTAGTTCCTTTTGTGCTTGTTCTATTCCAACTTCTGCTATTCTAGCATTTAATAACTTTTCCCTTTTTTCTGCTTGTTCTCCCGTTGCACCCGCTAATTGTTCTTGTACAAATAGAGTTTTTGCTAAGTCCTCTCTAGACATACCAACGGCTTGGGCTAATGCCTCCTGTTGGATTCTATTCATTTCCCCAAATTCAGCTGCTGATCCGGCTTGTTCTGATATTTCTTTTGCTACTGTAGCTAGATCATTATTTAAAGCTGCTGATCTTGCTTTTTCTAGATTAAGATTTTTACCTGTGAGTAATTCTGCTTCTAATTCATTTGATATAGAAGATTCAAAATCAAGTAAACTACCGGCTATGTCTTCTACTTTAGACATTTCCATACCTAAAGCTTTGGTTGTTGCTACTGCTTGTGCTATTAATTTAGGATTTTTACCAAATGATAACGTTGTTGCTGCCCCCACGTTACCTATGTCTTTCATTAACTCTTTTTCATTTAATAAAACTCCATTAGCTGCTGCTGCTTGTTGTGCTTGAGCTAAAAATTCTCCTGTATTTTGTTCTAAAGATGTACCTGTGGCCAATGATAAAGCTTGCATCCCCATTAATTCTTCATTTGTAAAACCGGCTTGTTCTCTTAATTTAGTAAAAGTTTCTAAATCTTGTTGATTTAACATTACATTAGTTCCTAATGTTTGGTTAATGGCCATTAAAGAGTCTTGTAGACTTTCTGTGCTTAAAAATACACTATCAGATTCTTGGGCTTGAGCACGAAGCTCTCCCCTCATCTTTTGAGCTTCTCCATAAGACATATTCATTCCTTTGGCAAGATCCCCTGCTGCTTTATCACTTGCTTTTAATAAATCAACTAATTGTTTAAAAATTATTAATACTGTAGCGGTTGATGCTATTTTTTTACCTATTGAATCCCAACCGGCTGATATTCCAGCACTATCTTTATTTGCTTCTGAAAATTTACCTACATTTACTTGTTTTGCTGTTACCCCCGCTTGTTCTAAAGCTTCTTGAACCCCAACTCCTTCTTCTCTTAATTGCTCAAACTTATCAATCCCCATATTAGTGGATTCCATTTCAGTAACAGTTGACCTTGCTGCTTCTGCTGCTTCTTCAAATGGACTTGCAAATTCTTTTAAACCCGGGATTGCTGATACTAAACCTGCTAATCCTGTAAATGATTTTACACCTAAACTATTTTTAATACTAAGGGATGATGTTTCAATTTTTCCTAAGTCTATACTTAACTTAGAGGCTTCAGCTGCTTGTTCTCCTAAAGATGTAGCAATATCAAAATTTACTTCCCCACCTTCTTTTGCAAATTGAGCTTGTTGTTGTTTTAATAATCGGATCTTTTGTTCTAATCCAATTCTATCTTTTCCAAGTTTTTGAAGTCCTTTAGTAGTACCAAGTTCTTCTTTACCTAAGGCATACCCCTTTTCTGCAATTTTAGTTATATCAGATGAAAGTTTTCTAATTAAACTTTTTTCTGATACTTGAAATTTTAAGGTTTTTGTTTGATCTCGTAATACATTAGCAATATCTTGCTGACCCGAAAGACGATCGGAATCAATCCCAGCTGACTGGGATTGTATCCTAAGGTTTTCTTTTAAAATTGCTGTCTGTTCAGAAAGTATCTGTTGAATGGACTTTGCTGCTTTTTCGTCTTTATTTGCCATTTAATGTAAATGTTTATTATAAATATTACTACTTATAACTTGTTTTACCCTTATATGGTTCACTTGCTTTTTTAAAGTCAGGAACATTTACCTTACCTTCAGAATTAACCATTGATTTTTCTCCTTTTGACATTGTTTTATTTTGCTGTTTGGATTGTTCATCAAAGTTTTCTTGTATTTGTTGAAAAGTAAATTTCCTTAGCCATATCGGCATATTATATATAGTGTAGTAGTCAAACCCACCGTTCCCATGGAATACTATGTCATGAATCATTTTAAATAAATTCTTCCTGACTAGGGGTGCGGTCTTAAGCGTCAGGCCAAAAAAAGCTCAACCCTATGGGTATAACTACCTCCTTCCCGTTGTCCAATATATAGGACAGATTAACATCTGGTTGGGTTGCTTTGATGTGTTGTCTAAAAGCTCTAGAATCTCGTGCTAATAAATAATTATCAACAAAATCTCTAATATCTTTTTTCTCATCTTTACCATCCACTGATGTAATCATGTGTTTTAATCGAGTTGTTAACTCAGGTGAAGCCTCTTTATTTAATTTTTTTAATCCAGCAATTTCTCTATCTATTGACTTTTCAATTTTACCAGTTATTAATTGATAAGTAAGTAGGGTTCCTGTATTTTCTAGTGTATAAGAAAACTCATTTTTACCTGCTTCTATTGATTTAAAATCAATATCCTTATGTTCTAAGCTAGACATATCTAAGTTGTAGTCATTTCCTCCTATATTAACTTCGTAATCTTTACCATATCCTAAAACACGAGAAGCTATTAGTAAAGCATTTTTATCTCCTACAATTAAGTCATCGAGATTAATATCCTTATTTACAATTAAAGATCTTAATAATTTATCTAATACTGTACCTTTTTGTATAAAAGATTGATTAGTTAAAATATCTTCTTCTTTAGCAGTCATGTATTTCATTTCTACTTTACCACTGGATAAGGGGTTGTCTTTGGGATATATTAATCCTTTGGAGGGCAAATCAACATCTTCCGTTGGGAATTTAAAATCACTCATATAATCTTTATTTAATTAAAACTGTTATTCATTAATACATATGTACGATACAAAAAAGCTTGACCGAAGCCAAGCTATTTTACAAAATATGTTAATATTTTTTAGAAATTTAAAATACAGTAATCTGGTTGTACTTCTAAAGAAATTTCTTGAGCAGCGTTTTCAGTATCCCAATTGAAATCTCCGAAATCTGCTGATGTTATTATTGCTCCTTTAATAATCCATTCAGATACAATATCACCTACAGGTCCTAATACATTTAATGTAAGATCTTTTTTATAGAAATCACTGTATCCATCTCTACCTGTTACTGATTCATGGTGTAATCTAACCCATTCCATCACTGCTTGAGCACCTGATGGTGTAATTGGATCGAACAACGTCATTGAAATTGGATTCCATGTTGATTTACCTTTTACAAATCTTTGAACGTTTATATGATTTAAAGCTACTGTGCCTTGTGAGATTGTTACAGCTCCCATACCTTTAATTTGGTAAGATGGGATACCATCCACATAAAGAATAAATCTATTCTTTTGTTTTGGCTCGAAAGCTGTGAAAAATATTTCGTTTGGGTCTAATACTGCCATTTTATTATTTTATTTATTTTATTATAAATATTCTATTCTTTAATTTTTATGATGGAAATGTTGCTCCAGTTGGTAAAACATTGAAATCTAGTAAAATGAATTCTGCTGTTTTAGTTGGTTGTAGGTAAATTTGACCTACTAGCTCGTTTCTATCGATTACATCTG